CAAGCACCAGCCACGCAAGCACCAGCCACGCAAGCCCCAGCCACGCAAGCCGCAACTGGTTCCGAACCGACACCACCAACAGCTTTGTTGGATATTTCAATTGATAATGAAAATATCGCATTAAATGTTATTGTTGGAATGTTAAATATTGCACAAAAGCGTGGAGCTTTTAGTTTATCCGAATCTTCCAAAACATGGGAATGTGTTCAAATGTTTATGAAATCAAAGGAATGATTATTTTGAACAAGACATTTGGCGTAATTTCAATTCATCCGAAATCCAATTTTCTTTTCTTTTCTGTCCATCAAAATCACCCATTTTAATAGCTTTTTTTGTTGAATCGTGTCCTTTCCAACTAGAAGACATGGGGTTTGTGTCCATTTTAATATTATCTAAAAATGTTTTTTTCCCAATTGTTTGATCCTGTGGATCCATTGGTTGCGTAAAATTTGCATGATCAATTGTAAAATCTACAGGAAACGTTTGTTTTAAATGATTTGTTTTGTCAACTTTGTACGTAGTTTTGCGTTTCATAGCATGGTCATTTTGTTTTGCCAAAATGGCACTGTTATTAATATTATATTCCTTTGCTATATGACTTGGTAACCCACCTTGCGTATTTAGGGGATCTGAATGCAGCCGAAATCCTTTATTATTCTGCGTATCATACGTTTCTTGATAATACAAAACCGGACAATTAATTTTTAAATGTTTCTGATACTTTACAAATTGTGAATATTCTTCTAAACTTTCAAATTTTATAGGATTAACACCAGGTATTAATGCTTTCCGAGTATTAACCAAATGGATTTCTTTCCCTTGTTTAATTAATAAATTAGGACATTTATTAGTAATATCAAATGGTTCATGTATTAAATCTGAATGTTTATATGATAATGTAAATAGTAGCCCTAAAATAAACATACTTATAATAATTGGTATTTTCATATATATATTTTGTAATATATTAATTTATTAGTAATATATATACATGTATATATTTGATTCAACCAAAAATAATATTAATGATTTAAATAATGCTATGGATAAAAATACAACTGTTATTTTTTTCATATCATCAACGTGTGATTATTGTATAAAACTTGAACCAACCATAGATCAATTAATATCCAAATTTCAAAATTCAAAATTAAATGGTAATATTGCACGTGTATATAAAGATAAAATACCGCAATTAAAAAAAAAGAAGGACATTTCCGGATATCCAACAATATCCGTTTATAAAAATGGCGAATATTTACCAGATTATACGGGTCAGAGAGATGAACGTTCAATGAGCAATTTTTTATTTAATGTTTTCATGGAGAATAAAAAAAAAGGGTTAACCAAAGGGAGAAAAATTATAAAAAGAATTTCAAATGCCACCAAAAAATTAAAACAAAATAAAAAAATAAAAGGCTTATCCCCAGAAAACATTATAAAAAAAATGGTAAAAAAATTTAATACTATAAAAAGAAAAAAAGCCAAAAAAGCCAAAGCAAAAAAAGCCAAAGCAAAAAAAGCCAAAGCAAAAAAAGCCAAAAAAACAAAAAAGATGTCAGTAAGATTCTCCCCAATTAGGCAATCCAGATTGCCGTCCATATCGCCAAGACCCAGTAGATCACCATCTAGACCACGAATTAGATCACCACCTAGACCACGAATTAGATCACCTCTCAGACCACGAATTAGATCACCTCTCAGACCACGAATTAGATCACCTCTCAGACCACGAATTAGATCACCTCTCAGACACAGTAGATCGTCAATTTCAAACGTACAAAACCCTCTTAAATATTATTAATATGTTTTTGTAGAATTTTTTGAAGAGGGGTTTCTGGTTTCCACAACTTCCATTTTTCATCAATATTATTTAGTGTTCCACATATCCCACATTTACAATTACTAAGTTTAAATGAATTTTCAATATCAGATTCTTTCTTACCTTCGTCTTCGTCTTCGTCTTCATCATCTTCTTCGTCTTCCTCGTCTTCATCATCTTCTTCGTCTTCCTCATCTTCGCCATATAATTCATCAATTACATTATCTATATTCTCTTGTAAATTTTCTCTACAACAGAATAGAAATACTTCCAACATTAAACAGCGCCGAATGTCTTCTTTTGTAATATTTTTTCTTTCCCCATGTTTGGTGTAAAAACCCGCACTTTTTAATGCGTTTTTTGTAAAAAGTACAAGTGTAGCAACAATATTTTTTTCCATTGAATCGCTTGGTGTATTTAAATCAATTATATCCATTTTTTTGTTTTCGTATTAATACAAAAAAAATTTCAATTTTAAAATTGAATAAAATTTTGGAACACATATAAATAAACAATATGCGTGTAATAAACAATATGCGTGCACTAAATAATTGTACAAAAACGGCATGCGGTTGTACATGTTTCTTCTTATTAATATCAATTGTCATGGTAATATTATATAGCACGGTTGGTGGAGAGATATTTGGACAATTATCCATATATTCTATCTATTTCAGTTTTATTTTGTGGGTTGTAACAATTAGCATAAATCGCGAAACAGCACCGCGAGTCCACCCTGTTATTTATATATAAATAATATAAATAATATAAATAATATATAAATGTTATGGGTATTATTTTCAATAACAACCGCTATTATAATATCAATATCAATGTCAATTAGAAAAAGATTATTAAAAAAACACAGATTAAATGAAATATTATGTTTTTTTTATTTAGGAACAGTAATTTCAGCATCAATTTTGTTCTTTTTATTAAAACCGGATAACTTAAGACAAAATAATAAAACAATAACATTATCAATTATTGCTGGTGTATTATTACCAATGGGTGCATATATGTATACTAAGTCGTTGAATAATGTATCAAATATGGCTTATACAGCTATTGTATTTTCTGTATTTCATATAGCTTTATTGTTTTTGATATCCATATATATCTTTCAAGTACCTTTTAATAAAATGACAATATTGGGTATTATAATATCATTGGTCGGTATATCCATTGTAATTTACTATAAATAAATCATAGTTACCAAATTCATATTTTTAAATTGAATAGAAAATTTAATTTAAAAATATTAAAACAATTAATACCATGGAATATGTTAAATTATTTGATTTTCGTATTTATAATGATAACCCATTTGCAGAAGAATCGGACGACGAACATTATAAAGGAGATGACAAAGAAACTATAATCCAAATGTTCGGAATGAATGAAGCCGGTGACACATATTCTTTATATGTTACCGATTTCCAACCATTCTTTTATGTAAAAGTGCCGGATTCTTGGGATAAAAGAAACGTTTCACAATTTATGAAAACATTAAAAAAGGGCGTTGGTAATTATTACAAAGATTCAATCGTAAAAGGTAAATTAGTAAATAAAAAAACATTATATGGGTTTGACAATAATAAAAATTATCAGTTTATAATGTTGGTGTTTAAAAATACTTCGGTGTTTAATAAAGCTCGCGGTTTATGGTATACAAAGGAAAAAGATTTTCGTAAAAGAACATTGAGATGTGGTGGATGGGAAAGAACAGAACTTTATGAAGCAAAATTGCCACCATTATTGCGTTTATTCCACATTAAAAACATTTCTCCATCGGGTTGGATATCTTATGATAAAAAGGATATCATTGAAAGTGAAGTAGATGCAGAAACCTGTTGTGATCACGAAGTTTGGATTGATTATAATGATATTAATCCTGAGAGATTAAAGGAGGATTCCATTCCTCTGAAGATATGTAGTTTTGATATTGAAGCATCTTCTAGTCATGGCGATTTTCCATTATCAAAGAAAACATATTTGAAAGTTTGTCGCGAAATAGTCACTTATTGGCGAAAAAACAAAATAAGAGAAAAGAATATGGAATTTAAACAATCATTGTTTAAAGAATTAGTGAATACGGCTTTTGGCTATGAAACAAATGAAGATATGAGTAAATTATTTATAAAAAAATCAACACGAATTTCTAAGGCGATCTTGGAAATAAAATTGGACGATACCTTTTCCAAGAATTTGTGGTTCTATTTTAAAAAGCCAAAAGTTGAAAGAGTGTTGGATGAGAAAAAAGCAACAATGAAAACAATAGAAGAAGAAGAACGAGCTTTATTGGATGCGGAGGAAGAAGAATTTACAAGAAAGAAAAAAAAACGTATTTACTTCAAAAATAAATCATTTTATAGTAATAATATCATATACTTATTGGATAGTAAAGAGGATGTTTCATTGGTAGCGGATATGATGGAATTAATATTTGAAAAAGATAATTATCCCCAAGTAGAGGGAGATAAAGTAACATTTATTGGATCAACATTCATGCGAATGGGTGAAGATGATCAATATTTAAATCACATGATAGTTTTAAATACATGTAGTAAATGTCCCGACGTACACCCGGTTCCGGAAATAGAATCGTATGAAACCGAAAGAGAAGTATTATTGGCGTGGACCGAAATGATACAACGAGAAGACCCGGATGTAATTATTGGGTATAATATTTTTGGTTTTGATTATAAATTCATGATAGAAAGATCAGAAGAACTTTTATGCAAAGACAAATTCTTGAAATTATCCAGAAATGTATCTGAAAAATCACGAATTATAAATTCAAGTATAAAAATTGCCAGTGGGACGCATGATTTAAAATATATTGAAATGATTGGTAGACTGCAACTAGACCTTTATAATTATTTCAGACGCGAAGTTAATTTGCCTTCCTATAAATTGGATAACGTCGCTTCTCATTTTATTGGGGACATTGTATCAAATGTGGAATATGATGGAGAAAAATCACTATTGCAAAGTAAGAATTTGATGGGATTAAAAAATGGTCATTATATTTGTTTTGAAATTATGGGTCATTCAAATGATATGTATAGACATGGTAAAAAATTCATCGTGGAAGAAATGACTGGTAATAATTTCAAAGTATCTATTGATATTTCAGAATTAAAAGGCAAAAAATTTCGTTGGTGTTTGGCGAAAGATGATGTAACTCCACAAGATATATTTCGTTTAACAAACGAAGGTCCAGATGAAAGAGCTATCATCGCAAAATATTGTTTTCAGGATTGCAATTTAGTTCACAACTTGATGAAAAAAAATGATATATTAACCGGTATGTCGGAAATTGCCAATATTTGTTATGTACCAATTAGCTTCATTATTATGCGAGGACAAGGCATTAAACTTCTCAGTTTCATTGCTAAGAAATGCAGTGAGAAAAATACTTTAATGCCAGTATTGGACATGGATAGAGGCGATTCCAGTTATGAAGGCGCAATCTGTTTAAAACCCAAATGTGGTTTGTATATAGATAACCCTGTGGCGGTTGTAGATTATGCATCACTGTATCCAAGTTCAATGATTAGTGAAAATATTTCTCATGATAGTAAAGTGTGGTCAAAAGAATATGATTTAAAGGGTGATATTGTGATAGATTTATCTGGAAATAAAGCGATATATGGTAAACAAGATAGAGACGGTAAATTTATATACGATAATCTTCCGGAATATGAATATGTGGATATTACGTATGATCGTTATATTTGGCGAAGAAAAGGCACTGGGAAGGCGCAAGAAAAGGTGAAGGTTGGTACAAAAACTTGCCGTTTCGCGCAATTCCCCGATGGTAAAAAAGCAATTATGCCATCGGTATTGCATGAATTATTGGCTGGTAGAAAAGCCACACGTAAATTTATTAAATACAAAACTATAACTACTAAAACAGGCGAGCAATTTAGCGGATTATTGAAAAAAACTGATACTAAATATATCATGACTGGTGAAAAAGAAAATAAAGAATATTTATTAGATGAGGTGGAGACAGTGGAAGATACTTATAATGATTTCATGAAAAATGTGTTTGATAAAAGACAACAGGGTTTGAAGGTCACCGCCAATTCGTTATATGGTCAATGTGGCGCCAGGACAAGTAGCTTTTATGAAATAGATATTGCCGCCTCAACAACCGCGACGGGGCGAAAATTATTAATATATGGTAAAAAAATAATTGAAGGTATTTACGGCGATAAAATATGCGATACTAAATATGGAAAAATCCACTGCAAAGCTGACGTGGTTTACGGCGACAGCGTACCCGGAAACGAACCATTGATTTTGAGAGATGAGAATGGTTTGGTTACTATTAAAACAATAGAATCATTATCAAGCGATTGGGAAAAATATGAAAATTTCAAACCATTTGACACTGTTGTATCCAATAGAAGAGAAAAACAGAAAGCGTTTGTCAAATACGAGGTTTGGGCGAAAGATAAATGGAATCCCATTAAAAAAGTTATTAGACATAAAACCAATAAAAAAATTTATAGAGTAAATACACATACTGGTGTTGTGGATGTTACGGAAGATCATAGTTTAATAAATGATAAATTTGAAAAAATTAAACCGGATGAATGTATTGTTGGTGAAACAAAATTAGCACACACATTTCCACATGAATTTATAGAACATGATTGCAAAATCATGAACGACGAAGCTACCATTTGGGGAGTGTTTATGAAAGATGGTATTTGTGAAAATAATTGGTCTATTGATAGCGCAAATCATGACACATTGGAAGAATATAAATATATATTGGAAAATATTGAACCAATTAAATTTAAAATATTAGATACTCTGGAAAGTAGCGGTGTATATAAATTAGTACCGACTGTAAATATGGTGTACATGGTAAATAAATATAGATCATTGTTTTATGATGAAAATAATGCAAAATTAGTACCAAATTGCATATTAAACGCTTCATTAAAAATACGAAAAGAATTTTTCAAGGGTTACAATAATACATCAAAGATACCTCATAGTGGTTTTGATAACGGTATATGTTTTCTTGTTAAAAATAAAATAACAGCACAATGTTTATATTATTTGGCAACTTCAATAGGTTATGACAAATTGCATATTAATTTCGCACCCAATAATTATTATACAATAATTTCTTGTAAAAAATGGAATAAAAATCCAGAAATATTAAAAAAAAAAACTTATCTCAGGAATTCAAAAGAAGAATATGTCTACGATTTAGAAACAGAACATGGTGTATTTGCTTGCGGTGTTGGAAAATTACAAATATTCAATACAGATTCTGCCTTCATGACCTTTAGCCCTCACAAGTTGGACGGGACAAAAATAGTCGGTAAAGAAGCCTTGGATATCACAATTCAATTGGCAATAGAATGTGGTGAACTCGCCAGCAAATTCTTAAAACCGCCACATGATTTGGAGTATGAAAAAACATTTGACCCGTTTCTCCTACTGTCAAAGAAGCGATATGTGGGAATGTTATATGAAACCGATATCAATAAATGTAAAAGAAAATCAATGGGTATTGTTTTAAAAAGGCGCGATAATGCCCCGGTCGTGAAAGATATATATGGTGGTATCATTGATATTATTATGAAAGAACAAGATATTGAAAAGGCTGTGTTGTTCACGAAACAGTTTCTGAGGGACATCATTGGTGAAAAAATTGGCATGGAAAAACTAATCATTACGAAATCATTGCGCGGATTTTACAAGTGTCCCGAAAGTATTGCTCATAAAGTTTTAGCGGATAGAATGGGAAAACGCGATTCTGGAAATAAACCATCAAATGGAAGTCGTATCCCGTATATATTTATACAGACGAAGGGTAATGTCAAATTGCAAGGAAATAGGATAGAAAATCCAGATTACATTAAAAAACATAAATTAAAACCAGATTACAAAATTTATATCACAAATCAGATAATGAAACCAGTGACACAAATATTCTCGTTGGTTCTTGAACAAATGTCGGCATTCAAAAAGAAGCGGAAACCGTTTGAAAGAAAGGTGAGGTCTTTGCAGAGGAAGTGGAAAGACAATGAAAAAAAATGCGATGACTATATTATGAAAGAAAGAGACGCACATGTTAAAAAATTAATATTTGATGATGTTTTGAGGATATACGACAATAATAAAAATGGTCAACCCACTATTCAAAGCATGTTCGGAATATAGTTATTTTTAAAAAAAATAAGGTAAAAATAAAAATTTACCATATTTTTTTTAAAAATATATATTTACCTTATTTTTTTTAAAAATATATATTATAATGTGTTATAGTTTACGATCTTCATTATTTGCTTTTTCAATAGCCATAATAACAGTTTTTTTAATGTATTTGCGTCAATCAAATTTGGATAAATATATAGCACCTTTCATATTTATATACGCGTTTATGCAATTATCAGAAGCCTTAATGTGGTATGATACAAAATGTGGAAAACTAAATAAAATTGGTACATATTTAGCTTACTTAAATCTTTCATTACATTTATTGGGATTGGGAATTGGTATATATCTTGTAGAAAAACGTATATATGCGTTAATATTGGGATTGTTGGTTTTTATATATTGTTTGATTACCATTCCAAAAATGATATGTTCGGTGGAAAAATATGGTAACATGCATTGGGGTTTCAGTCCAATATTTTATAAATGGATATTTTTATTAATATGTATTATACTTTTTTATTCAAAAATGAAAACACCATATAAAATAATTTTAACTGGTTGGTATTTTTTAACATGGTTATATTTTTTTCATAAACAACACCCCATTAGCGATCTTTTTGATCTTAATATTCCAACTAAATCAGGAGTTGGGAGTTTATGGTGTCATACCGTGAGCATGAGTGCACCATTTATTTATTTAATACAATATTTTGTTTAATATATTTTTCAAAAAAATAAGGTAAAGTATTTTTCAAAAAAATAAGGTAAAGTATTTTTCAAAAAAATAAGGTAAAGTATTTTTCAAAAAAATAAGGTAAAGTATTTTTCAAAAAAATAAGGTAAAGTATTTTTCAAAAAAATAAGGTAAAGTATTTTTCAAAAAAATATATTTTAAAAAATGGTTTAAATATAATTCATATTTTTTTAATATAAGATGACAGAACAAAAACAAACAGTAGCAATTGGCATTGATCTAGGGACAACATTTTCTTGCGTTGGTGTTTGGAAAAATGGTTCGGTTGAAATCATTGCAAATGATCAGGGCAATAGAACAACACCGTCGTACGTTGGATTTACAGATACCGAAAGATTAATCGGCGATGCAGCAAAAAATCAAGTATCAATGAATACAGATAATACAGTATTTGATGCGAAGAGATTAATTGGTAGAAAATTTTCCGATCCACAAATTCAACAAGATATGAAACATTGGCCATTTAAAGTAACTCCTGATCAAAATGACAAACCCGTTATCACGGTTGAATATAAAGGTGAAGAAAAAGTTATGAAACCAGAAGAAATTTCAGCAATGATTTTGACTAAGATGAAACAAGTTGCTGAAAATTATCTTGGAAAACCAGTTGACGCAGCTGTAATCACTGTACCAGCGTATTTTAATGACGCGCAAAGACAGGCAACAAAGGATGCCGGTGCAATTGCTGGCTTAAAAGTATTGCGCATTATCAATGAACCAACTGCCGCCGCCATTGCTTATGGTTTAGATACAAATATGGATACGGAACAAAAAGTGCTTATTTTTGATTTGGGTGGTGGTACATTTGATGTTTCATTATTAACGATTGATGAAGGAATTTTTGAAGTAATGGCTACCGCAGGGAATACGCATTTGGGTGGTGAAGATTTTGATAGTAGAATGGTTGAATATTTTGTAGAAGAGATTAAAAAAAAACAGAGAACGGACATTACCGAAAATAAGAGATCTATTCGCAAATTGAGAACCGCGTGTGAAAGAGCAAAAAGAACCTTGTCAACGAGTACTCAAGCTTTTATTGAAATTGATGGTTTGGTGGATGGGCAAGATTTCAGTTCTACGATTACTAGAGCCAGATTTAATGATATTAATATGGATTACTTTAGAAAATGTTTAGAGCCCGTTGAGAAAGTATTAAAAGATGCAAAAGTTAGTAAATCTGATGTGGATAAAATTGTTTTGGTTGGTGGATCCACCAGAATTCCAAAAATCCAAGAACTATTAACTGAATATTTCAATAATAAAACATTGTGTAGAGATATCAACCCCGATGAAGCCATTGCTTACGGTGCAACTGTTCAAGCAGCAATTTTATCTGGAGTAAGATCATCAAAGATTGATGAAATTCTATTATTGGATGTTGCACCATTGTCTTTAGGTATTGAAACTGCTGGTGGCGTAATGACAAATTTAATTGATAGAAATACCACGGTACCCACCAAGAAGAGTCAAACTTTTTCTACTTACGCGGATAATCAACCGGGTGTTTTAATTCAAGTATTTGAAGGTGAGAGAAAGTTTACAAAAGATAATAATTTATTGGGAAAATTTCAATTGGATGGTATTCCACCAATGCCACGCGGAGCTCCAAAAGTTGAAGTTACGTATGATATTGATGCAAATGGTATTTTGACAGTATCCGCGGTTGAGAGTAGCACTGGCAAAGAACAAAAAATTACTATTACAAATGATAAGGGCAGGCTGAGTAAAGAAGAAGTTGAAAAAATGGTGAATGACGCTGAGAAATATAAAGAGGAAGATGAAAAAAATGCAGCTAGAATAATGGCAAAGGGTAAAGTAGAGAATTATTGTTATTCACTTAAAAATTCTATTAATGATTTACAAGATAAAATTTCACCCGAAGATAAGGAAACCATTTCAAGTAATGTTGAAGAAACTATCAAATGGTTGGAAGCAAATCAATTAAGCGAAGTTGAAGATTTTGAAAAAAAACAGAAAGAATTAGAAGGAATTTGTGCACCAATAATGATGAAATTAAACAAAGATGCTCCTACCGGAATGCCCACAGGAATGCCCGGAGGAATGCCCGGAGGAATGCCCGGAGGAATTCCCGGAGGAATGCCCGATATGGCAAATATGTCACCCGAAGTAATGGCGGAGATGATGGCAAAAATGTCATCTGACACGGAACCAACATCGGTACCAGAAAGTGATAATATATCAATTGAAGAACTTGATTAAAATATAATGTTATAAATAAATTGAATAATATTTATAATATTAAACTATTGTTAATTAACAATATTTCTATGGAAAAATTTACACACATCAATGATTCAAAATTTGAAGAGGCTTTATCAACGACGTTGAGACGAAAACAAGAAACTGGAAATAAAAAGAAAGTGAAAACAATTTTGCGAAGAAAATATCGTAGTATAAGATCAGACGAACAATAACAAAAAAAGCGTGAACGTCAAGTGTATAAAAGAGAACGGCGTTTGTCTAGTGGTAATGCAGAGAGAGCAAAAGATATTATTCATAAAGGTCACAAACAATTTGCTCTAACTTGGGGAATGATGATGGGTGTACAAATGTCTATGGGTGTACAAATGTCTATGGGTCGTCAATTTGATTTTTCTGCAAAATTATATAATAAAAGTAATCCGTATAATTCAAAATATGTTATGATATGCGCGCAGATTCGTTAAAAGTTACTGATTTTATGGTGGTTGATAAGTATACCATTCCATTAGAAATCAAAGATATGCATTCATACTTTAAGTTCAAAAATTATGCTCCTCTGGTATTTCGGAATTTAAGAAATTTTTGGGGTGTTGAAAAATATGAATACATGAACTCAATCTGTAACCCAGACACCAACTTTATAGAATTCATGTCAAATTCTAAATCTGGTATGTATTTCTTTATGTCACACGACAAAAAATATATGATCAAAACATTGAAGAATTAAATCAAATTATTTTTTTGAATAATATCTTTTAATTTTAAAAAATATTTTTCATCAACTTTTAATGTATCGGGTGATTTTGGATGATACATATTTGGACAAACAAAATAATATAAATGATCGCCAATAGATGACCAATTATCTAAAATATCCGAATTTATTAATTTCGCCTTCCAATTGTAAACAATGTTCCTTTTTTAATTCTATAATTTCGTTACCATTTGTTATTTTCAAAGACATTTTATAATTTAAATAAAATTATTTATTTAAATTATTATTTAATCAACATCATCATCCTCTTCGTTTTTTTCTTCTTTTTCTTCTTGTGTATTTACACATCGTCTTGTATTAAAATTTTGATCGGTTGAATTGGTTGGAAAATTAAATGAAAATTCACCAATCATGTCTTCGCCAAAATTATCAGATATGGCACCCATGAATTGATTGGCTATACGTGTTGCTAGCGGTATTAAATTGTCACTATTATCTGATATAATATTTGAAATATTATTACCCACCATGGAATTTAATAAATCTCCGGATATAATCGGATCTCTCCATGTAACATTTGCATCTTCTTTTGTTTCCTCTGTTTCACTCGTTTCTCCTTCCTTTGTTTCCTCTGTTTCTCCTTCCTTTGTTTCCTCTTCCTTTGTTTCACCAGTTTCCGAACTTCTACCCATTCGTGTATTGGTTGTTAAATTAAACCTGCAAATGGGGCATCTGGAATCATGTTCAAACCATCTTAATAAAGCGTCATGATTAAATATATGTCCACAATGGTATATCCTTGATACTATTTCATCGCTATTGAATTGACTTTGTGTTATTGCACATCTGGAGTTTTCTGGTAAGTCTAATAAAAGACGTGTATTATTCCAAGTATCTTGTGTTGTTTCACGAATAAAATTTGCAGTTGACAATGGGTTATTCGGACTACGATCATATAGTGAAGTATTTAAAATATCCGTGGCAAAAAAAAACGGGTTAAACCCTCCTCTTGGTGTCGGTTGCCTCGCCATTTGTCTCGCCATTTGTCTTGCTGGTGCCATTTGTCTTGCTGGTGCCATTTGTCTAGCTGGCGTTGCTGGTCGTAGAGGGGTTGCGAGTGGTTGCTCCCATATTGAGTTTCGTTGTATTGAGTTTCGTTGTGTTGGTTGCCTCCACATTGTGTCTCTTTGCACAGGTTGTCTCCGTACAAAGGGTTGCATGGGTCTATTCCACGAATCCCTATGCGTGGTGAATGGTTGTCTAGAAATGGATGGATTAAACGGACTAATGCGATTTGGTAAATCCGATATACTCGGTCGCGTGGGTAATCTTTCAAAACCATATCTAGAATTGTTTGTTAAACGAGATTGTATATTATTATGAAATCTCATATTATTGTTGTGGCAAACCAAATATAAATTATTTAAATTTAACAATTGATCGCGACAAACATTTAAATATGAAGAAAATTCATTTGTATTCATATATAGATTAAAAATATTCTATTTTTAAGTTTTTATTTAATAAACTTTTAAAAATAACATAAAAGTAAAAAAATAATAATTTATATATGCTGACAATGTCAAAAGAAATTACTTTCGGGAAATATAAAAATAAAGGGCTAACGGGATTAGCAAATTTGGGAAATACGTGTTTTATAAATTCAACCATACAATGTTTATCGCATATATATGAGTTAAATGATTTTTTTGATAAAAAAACCTATATGAAAAGAATGAATAAAATACCAGAGAGTTTATTATTAATTGAGTGGGATAAATTACGAAAATTGATGTGGAGTGAAAATTGCGTAATTAAACCATCTGGGTTTATAAATGCGATTCAGAAAGTATCACATTTAAAAGATGTTGAAATTTTTACAGGGTATGCGCAAAATGATTTAACAGAATTCATGAATTTTTTATTCATGTCGTTTCATGAATCAATTAAAAGGGAGGTTGAGATGAATATTAAGGGTGATATTAAAAACAAAACTGATAAATTGGCAATTAAATGTTATAAGATGATGCAAAATATGTATAAAAATGAATATTCTGAATTTTTGAATATGTTTTATGGGATACATGTATCTGAAGTTAAATCTTTAGAAAGTAATTATGAAAATGTTGTACCGGAACCATTCTTCAATATTGATGTACCCATTAATAAACATGATACATTGGAAAAATGTATTGAACAATATACCGAAACGGAAATTTTGGATGGTGATAATATGATTTTAAATGAAAAAACCGGAAATAAAGAAAAGGCGAGTAAAAGAATTATGTTCTGGAATTTACCAAAAATTTTAATCATAACATTAAAAAGATTTGGAAATGATAATGTCAAAGATCCAAAAAATATAATTTTTCCATTAGAGGAAATGGATATGTCAAAATATATATTAGGTTATGATAAAAACAGTTATAAATATGATTTATTTGGAATATGTAATCATAGCGGGGGTGTTAATGGTGGACATTATACGGCATTTGTAAAAAATGCTAATGAAAACTGGTATCATTTTAATGATACAAATGTTTCAAAAATTAATAAATCACAATTGCAATCAAATTTAGCGTACTGTTTTTTTTACAGAAAACGCTTATAAAATTTTTTTAAAAGATATTATTTTTTCCCACAAGATATTATTTATTTATATATATATATATAAATGAATTTAGACGTTTCAACTGATTCGGGTATGTCTTTTGTTTATGATAAAGTTAATAAAAAAATTAAGGAAAAGTCAAATAACCCAATAGTAATGGCGATTTTAATTTCGGTCGTATTACTTTATGTAGTATTATTTAATGTTATTGGTGTTAAATCAAGACCTGTTGAGAAATCAGCCTCTACAAATATGATACAATTATTTGCATGGGCTTTATTTTTATTATTGATAAGTGTGAATGGTTTACAATACTTTTTTCAAATAAATATTCAAACTGCGATAAGTAATTTATTTGATGGGAATCCACAAATTGGTATAAAAATAAAACCAAAAAAAGGTTTTGAAGATCCTACCGGTGGTAGCGAAGTTTTCCACATAGGTGATAATGTATATACATATGATGAAGCAAAAATATTATGCACTGCTCATGATGGCGAATTGGCATCTTATGAACAGGTGGAAAAAGCGTATGGGAATGGCGCGGAATGGTGTAGTTACGGTTGGTCTAAAGACCAAATGGCTTTATATCCAACTCAAAAAGCCACTTACAATAAATTGAAAGGTATTTCTGGTCAAGAAAATAGTTGTGGTAGACCAGGTGTGAATGGTGGGTTCATAAAAAACAAACAAGCAAGATTTGGTGTAAATTGTTTTGCACCCAAAAACAAACCATCAAATATTGAAAAACAAATCATGAATTCTTCTAGCATTATTCCAACTGTTCCTGAAACCGAGGATAATAAGAAAATAAATTTTTATAAGAAAAACATTCATAGAATAGTTAAAAAACCATTCAATTCTGATAAATGGAGCTCTTTTTAGAAAAACAGTAACTTTTTGGTCTTCTTCTTCCTTTTCTTAAATCTTTTTTTAGTTTTTTTCATATTAGTTTTTGATTTTAAATCAATTAATTTATCAAACATGGAATCAGATATTACATCGGATAAATCACCACCCTTTTGCTTATTTGCCCCCTTTTGCTTATTTGCCCCCTTTTGCTTATTTTGCCCCTTTTGTTTATTTGGTTTCGCATTATTTTCATGATTTATTGTATTTTTAAAAAAACTATTTTCATGATTTAATATGATTAAAGGTAACGGTATATTCAAGTTTTGTCTAAATCCACCACCACTCAAAACATTTTCAGAATAATAATGTTTAGCAACTATATTATTCAAATTCATTCCCATGCTCAAAACTTTATTATTTTTATTATAACATACAAAATCTTCGTGTTGCATATAAATAATAATACTATTCTTTTTTTATATTTTTATTTTCTAAAATATCAATAAAAAAATGCGGATCATCGTATATCATCCCTAAATCATATTTTTTATTAACATTTTCATAAACTATATCAAACAAACGTTCCCAATTTGCATTATTCAAATCATTTTTAAATAAACCAGCACCCTGGTATAAATTAATATATTTTTGTTTAATCATTTCAATGTCATGACGATATTTCTGTGTAAAGTTCCTTTTATGGTTGTCTGATAATATCGTATGAATTTTGTCATTTTCTAATAATGTTTCTATATCATAATTATTTTTTAAATATTCCAATATTGTTATATTTTCTTCGTTCATGTTGATTCTCTATACACATAACATGCCAAATCATTTTTAAATTGGTTTAAATTGTCAATTTTGTCATCGTTTAATAAAGATGTTATTTCACCGATTAACTCGTAAATAACATCTTTATTTTTAGTATCATCGCCAATATCAGTATTTAACCAATCCAGAAATCTATCATTTTTTTGTTTTAATAAAAGTGTGTTAATAAAAGACATTTTATATAATATTCTTGTATTTTTTTTAATATAGTTTTAGTTATATTTTCGTTTAATTTCACAATTTATTCTGGTTTCTCGTTTGCATTTAACATATTTAATAATTTTTTTCACTTGTTCTTCATCTGAAATACATTCGTGAAGACAACTTTCCAATAATTTAAAAGTTAGTGGTGACGTGTAATTTGTTTGTTGAAATTTTAACGTACCATCTGATATTTGAATAATACTATTATCTAAATTATTTTCTTGAACATAAGTAAATATTTCATCTGTCAAGGTTGACTTATTTGTCCTAAGAACTTTACTTTGTGTTTTTATTGTATTTAGATTGTTATCACATTTAACCCATGCTTTTATTTTTTCTTGTAAGAATTCACTCATTGTTTAAATATATATATAAAAATATATTTAAACTTTTTTTTTAAATTAATTGTACTTTTCTGCCAATTTTTTTCACAAAATTATCAACTTATTTAGTCTTAAGATGTTAAGTATTTTATTTGAACATTTAATACCCATAATTTTTTTTTTATATAAATTATTAAAATCAAAATAATATATATATATATATTATAAATGAGCTATGGGTACTACGAACTGTGGGAAGAAATAATGAAATTAAAGGGCGACTTATTTACCGAATTAAAATTAAAGAAATTCGGTACGGATTCGCACAGCATGGATCATTTGACACTTATAAACCTAATGCGATCAACCTAAGTAGATCTTTCTTGGAAAAAAGAGATACAACTCGTCCATATTCCACAGTAAGTTTAAACAAAGGAGAGTTCAAAAATCTACTCACTGTAGATGAACAAATACATACAGTTGTGTATGATGTATTGTGGGACTCATTTGATAAAGACAATGATGAAGTGAAACAGGCAACGATAATGAAATGGCTGTTTGATGTTGTATATTCTGTAAGTTTAATTGACGGTGCACTTAGGTTACATAAACACCTAAAAAATACGTTGACGCCCATTGATTTTACAAAATGGTATAATACGTGGTTGTATGCGGGCAAGAAAACACAGACATTAAATGATGGTGTTCACAAATTTGTTTTACAACAATTCAATATGGAAGATTTTTTTCCCCCAGGAAATTTCAATACGACAGGATTAGAAGGAGTGTATGATTACTCTAGATTTTGTACATTATTATATTCAGGTGAAAACGATGGGGGTACTTATATAGAAAAATATATATTATCAGATAGTGAAGATGTGTTGAAATTAAGTAATGAAATTGAAAGATTGGGCGACAAATGGAAATTGAAAAGTGGTGGTGGACGCAAAAGAAGCAAGAACAAAAGAAGCAAGAACAACCGAAGCAAGAACAAAAGAAGCAAGAACAACCGAAGCAAGAACAACCGAAGCAAGAACAACCGAAGTAAGAACAACCGAAACAAAAGAAGCAAAAGAAGTAGACACAAAAGAAGTGGAAAAGGCAAAAGAATCAAAAGAAGTAGAAAAAGCAAGAGAAAAAAAAGAAAACGCTGAAGAAGACAATAATATTTTAAAATAATTTTCTCAAAGAAAATTATTTTAAAATAAATTTTGTTGGGGAAATTATTTCCTTTTTTTTCTCTTGCTTTTTCCACTTCTCTTGTTTTTTTTGCTACGTTTGCCTTTGCTACGTTTGCCTCTACCTCTACTTCTGCCTCTAATTCCACCTTTGACTCTACGTTTGCGACGAGACGCACCACGTTTTTTTGATTTTTTTGCACGACCTCTTATTTTACGTTTATTTTTGTCTCTACTGTATTTAACATCATCCATATTTTTTAAAAACGGGATATCTATACTTTTATCGCCAAATATACCATTTTTGAATTTACTATTTGCTTTCAAAAGTACTAATGGAACAATAGCTTCTGTAATAATTCCCGGGAATCCACCTCCTTTTTTTGTTCTTACCATTTACATTAGGTAAATATTTTTATTTTGCGTGTTTCTTTTTAATAATATTTAGCAGTAATTTACTACGCACCAATATTAAAAAAATTCCTAAAATCAATAAAAAACTTATAATAACGAATATAATTGAGAGATAAATATATGGATATATTTCTTGCATAAACATCTCCACAACTGGTGTCATTAATTGTTTTATATCTTCTTTAACATCGTCTCTTTTTAATGTTTTCAGACATTCTTCAATAATTTTATTTTTCAAGCTCATTTAATATATATTATAGTTTTTAAATAACGAATTTAACTCGTGTTATTTAACACAAATTTTTTCTCTATTTTTTTATAATGGGAGAAATTTATCAATATAACGATCCAATTGATTATAAAAATATTAGATTGAGTGTACCAAAGGCAATACAAGGTGGAGGATATTATTCAAACATAAAATTAAAAGGCGATAATATTTATATACAAACACCTAAAATTTCAACAAAAAATGGAATATCCGTTACGGGTAAAAAAATTTATTCTGATTTATTATTTGTTCGCGATGATCTTGATTTTATCAGTTTTATTAATAATATAGAAGAATGTGTTAAAACATTAATTTACGAGAAAAGAAGTATTTGGTTTACAGAAGAACCATCAAATGAAGATATTGAGGATAATTGGGTTTCTTCCGTAAAAACCTATAAAAATAACAAATTTCTAATAAGAACATCGATTGAGAAGTCTTTGAAAAAAATATCTTTACAATTATGGAATCAGAATGAAGAAGAAATATCATTAAACGATATTGATAAAGATTCAGATATCGTCGTCATATTTGAAATATCAGGGCTTAAATTTAGCAGTTCTAGCTTCCATTTAGATATTATATTAAAACAGATAATGAAATTTGAAAAAGTTGAAATATTTAGCAAATGTTTGATAAAAAGGAAAAGTAATTTAGTAGAAATAAATAAAGGAGGGAGCAACAACAATGAAGACAATGAAGACAACGACAACGACAATGACAACGACAAAGACAACGATGAAGACAATGACGATGACGATGAAAGTGATGAAAGTGATGAAAGTGATGAAAGTGATGAAAGTGATGAAAGTGATGAAAGCGATGAAGAAGTAGAAAATGAAGTTGCAAAGGAAATAGAAAACGAAGTGGAAAACAAAGTGGAAAAGGAAGTGGAAAACAAAGTGGAAAAGGAAATAGAAAACGAAGTGGAAAACAAAGTGGAAAAGGAAATAGAAAACGAAGTGGAAAACAAAGTGGAAAAGGGAGTAGAAAAGGAAGTATCAAAGGAAGTGGAAAAAGTAAAAGAAGAAGTTAAGGAAGAAGAAGTTAAGGAAGAAGTAGATAATGAAATTAATAATGAAATTAATAATGAAATTAATAATGAAATTAATAAT